ATCTGTAAGGGATGTTAAGTCTGCACTTTCTGAGTTAAAAAAACGAGGGCTACCAACCCCACCAGAAAAAAATGTAACAGGTGGTCGTGAGTATGCCAAAGGTGGTGACGCTAAGAAAGTGCCTGTAATTACTATTGGTGTAGGCATGGCTGAATTTAAAAAGGGCAAAGGTAAAGCCAAGATGATGCGGGGCGGTATGGCAAATAAAAAAGAACATATGTATTCCAATGGTGGAGCTGTTACGGATAATTTAAATCCCGGTCTACGTGCCTTACAAAAAGAACGTCCTGACGTAGTGGCTAAAATTTTAAAGAAGTCATAATGGCTCCCAGAGTACCTAGAAAAAAAGGTCAGCCAGCTAAAAGTAAAAAGCACAGTGACCTGTACACAGACGAAGACCCAAAGGGTACAATTAAAGGTCTGAAGTTTGCCACCGTAAAAGATGCAGAGGCATCTGTACGTAAGATAAAGGCATCTAACAGAAGTCACAATCATAAAACACAGGCTGCTATAGCTATGGAGCAACGGGCTAGAGTTGCAGGTAAGATAGCAGCAGCAAATGTATTTAGACGTTTTATAGAAGCGCAAAAGAAGAAGACACGTGCATCCCGTTGAAGCTGACATCCGCAAGTGGTCTCACGAGTTTCTTGAAATACCTAGTGAGATGTTAAATGGGTTGCCCCCTTGCCCCTACGCTAAACAAGCATGGCTAGAGAATAAAGTCACGTTTAGCATTAACACTGGCATAGATGGCTTGGCAAAAGAAGTTGCAAACTTCGATAACCATGATTATGATATTGTAGTATGGGCAAGTGAATACCTACCCGTGATGGAATACCTAGATGGGTATTGTGATGGCGTAAATGAAGCCATGTCTATTGCAGGTAAAGATATGCACCTAATGGTGTTTCATCCAGACTATGATGCGAATGAAGCAGGTCTGGATTTCTTAGTAGATGATGTTACTGATGAAGATTTAGATTACTGTATGGTTTTTGTGCAGAGATTGTCTACACTGGATGATGCATCATTAAGTTTAGAAAAGTCGGGATACTACCAGCACTTTCCTGACGATGTATATGAGTCACTCGTGCTGGACAGACGGAGACTTAGAAATGGCTAAAGATAAAAAGAAGCCAAAGATAAAAAAATTAACTCAAGAAGAGTTATTTGATAAGATGTTTGAAGAATATATGGAAAAACGAATAAATGAAATGGCTGACCCTAAATATATTGGAAAGAATAAGGGCGGTATGGTAAGTAAAACTACAACTAAAAAAATGAGAGGTGGCGGTATGGCTGGCAAAACAAAAATGGCTAAAAAGAAAATGATGCGTGGCGGCATGGCAAAAAAGAAAATGCGTGGCGGTGGCATGGCTAAGATGGCGCAGAAGAAAATGATGCGTGGTGGAATGGCTAAGAAAAAGATGATGCGTGGTGGCGCAGTTAAGAAGAAGTAATGGCTAAGTTTTATAGCACAGAAAAAATAACAAAGCCTAAACCTAAACGTAGACCGGGTGTACATAAAAAGAATGTTAATAAACGTAACAAAACTAAAACGTACTTTGGTTAGATACCTTGGATTGGCTTTGCTCAATATGGGCAAGCCTTTCACTTCTATAGGAAACTGGTTTTGGCGTAAGCATAGAACTGTGTTAGATTGGAATGATTGATGCCTGTACTTGCTTCTGGTTCAAAGTTTGTAACAAACATTACAAATCTTACAACTACCAATGATACAGACTGTTATGTTGTACCTGCTAACTTTTCTACGCATGTAGAACATTTTATGATAGCTAATAATCATAGTGGTGCAGTTACTTTTACTTTAAAGTTTTTTGAAGCTAGTACATCAACTACGCATACTTTATTTTCTGCACACTCCTTAGCTACAATAAGTAGTCAATCTATATTTACTACAGAAAAACCTTTGTATATACATGCAGGAGATAAGTTAATAGTTGCTGCAGGAACTGCTAATAAACTTATGGTTACTGCTGCTGTCGAAGAATTTTTTGACCCAACACAGGGATAATAAACATGGCTCGTAAAGCACCAAAGAAACCTAAGAGCAGAGTAAATGAATCAGGTAACTACACAAAACCTGAGTTACGTAGGCGTTTATTTAATCAAATTAAAGCTGGTACAAAAGGCGGTAAGGCTGGTCAATGGTCAGCAAGAAAAGCTCAGTTGCTTGCGGTACGTTATCGAAAAGCTGGCGGTGGATATAAAACCAAAAAGGCTTAACCCATAAATGGCTGCAAAACTAAATGAGAATACAGAGGTTGCATTACCTCTTCGTAACATTATTAGCATGGTTGCTGCAGCATCAATTGCAACGTGGGCATACTTTGGTATAATAGAGCGTCTTAATACTATAGAGACTAACATCACCATGATGAAGTCTAACGTAGACCATAATACAGAGTTTCGTATTAAGTGGCCTCGTGGTGAAATGGGAAGTCTACCTGCTGACTCTGAGCAGTTTATGTTAATAGAACATATTGCACAACAGCTAGATGAATTATCTAAACAAATAGATGAAGGTCGTGCGCCACATGACCAACAGCAAAAATTAACATTAGAGTTCTATGAAAAGCGTATTAGTGCTATAGAAGCCCGTCTTGAGAAAATGACAAATGGTCACTGAAACAATAACATTAATATTATATCTTTCAGGGCATATTGCAGAGCATACGCCATTTGAGCAAATATCTAAATGCTTAAAAGCAAAACGCACAATAGAAAGAAACCTATATAAAGATACAGGAACTGTGCGGTATTCTTGTGAAAATAAAACAGTTGAAATAGATAAAGGACCAGACGGTAAAACTTATATCGTAAAAATTGTGGAGTAGAAAATGATAGCAGAATTAGTTGCAGCTAACGCAGCGTTTACCGCTATCAAGACAGCTATTCAGAATGGAAAACAAATTGCTGATGTTGCTTCACAAGTAGGTAAGTATGTAAATGCTACAGAAGACCTACGCAGAAAAGGTGAGAAAAAGAAACGTGCAGGTGGTGCAGACTTACAAGAGTTTATGCATCTTGAAAAACTTAGGCAGCAAGAAGAAGAACTAAAACAGCTTATGATATACACGGGTAGACCCGGACTATGGCACGATTGGATAAAATTTCAAGCACAGGCACGTAAAGATAGATTAGCTGCAGCAGAAGCACGTAAACGTAAAATAGAACAGTGGATTGAAATAGCTATTATAGTTCTTGTTTGTGTGGTGGGAACGGTGGGGTTAGCTGCATTAGTCGCTTGGGCGTTTTATTTGAAAGGCATATAATGGCACTTAAAGGACCACAGAAAAGTTTAAAAGATTGGGGTAAGCAAAAGTGGAGAACCAAAAGTGGGAAACCATCGAGTGAAACTGGTGAACGGTATTTACCGACAGCAGCTATCAAGGCGTTATCACCGCAAGAGTACGCTGCAACAACCCGTGCTAAAAGAAAAGGAACTCGTGCTGGTAAGCAGTTCGTCCGACAGCCTAAAGCGATATCAAAGAAAACCGCTAAATTTAGAAGAGGTGCATGATGCTGGCAGCATTGATAGGACCAATAAGTAATATTGCTTCTACGTGGCTTGAGGGCAAAGTAGAAGAGAAGAAAGCACAGTCAGCTACTAAAGTAGCAAAGGCTCAAGCAGAAGCTGTAGTGATGCAGAAAAAAGCTACAGGTGAAATTGATTGGGATTTAGAAATGGCCCGTGCTTCGTCCTCAAGTTGGAAAGACGAGTGGTTGGTAATTTTGTTTAGCATTCCTTTAATATTAGCTTTCATACCCGGCATGGAAGGTGTGGTGCAAAATGGATTTGAACAACTCAACAAGATGCCTGAATGGTATCAATATTCCTTGGGAGTTATCGTTGCCGCTTCTTTTGGCGTACGTTCAGCTACAAAATTCTTTGGTAAAAAATAATGGTTGATTGGTGGAAAAGATGGCTGCAATTTAATGTTACAGCCAAGCTAACTATGATTGCTTCTGTTGCAATGTCATGGCGTTGTGCAGAATGGTTTATGAATCTGGAAGACCCTACAACACAACAGTCAGCGTTCGTATCTGTTATAATGGGTGTCATGACAGGTGTGTATGGCATATACTTGGGAAGAGAATCCAGAGGCGGTAAATGAAATATATTCGCACACATTTAATTAAACAACTTGTTCAGAGTGAGGGTTTGCGTCTTCAGGTCTATCAGGATACACTTGGTATTGACACAATAGGTGTGGGCAGAAATCTTGAAGACAGAGGCATCACTAAAGAAGAACTTGACGCTTTAGACTTTCCGAACATAGAAGCAGTGTATGAGCATGGTATCACTGAGGCTGACGCTGCATATCTATTAGAGAATGACGTGCAGATAGTCGAGGAAGAACTGTTGAAAGCGCACCCTAGCGTGGCAGATTTAGACGCTGTACGTCAGCTTGTACTAGTAGACATGGCATTTAATATGGGTGTTCCAAGACTAAACGGGTTCAAAAAAATGTGGGCTGCAATAGAAGCTGGCGATTTTCCTACCGCATCACGAGAGATGTTAGACAGTCGCTGGGCTGTGCAGGTAAAAGGACGCAGCCATAAATTAGCACATGCTATGCATCATGGAGAACTAAAGTAGTGGCTAGAGAACTAAACGAAAGACAACAGAAGTTTCTGGAAGTCCTCTTTGAAGAGGCTGGCGGTGACGTAGTTGCCGCTAAGAAACTGGCAGGATACTCAGAGACTACTGCTACAACTGCAATTGTAAAAGGTCTCAAGGAAGAGATACTGGAAGCAACGCAGATGTATATGGCTCGTAATGCACCTAAAGCTGCTATGGCTATGACAGGCGCATTGTATGACCCAACTGAACTTGGTATTCGTGATAAAATGTCAGCAGCTAAAGAGTTGCTTGACCGCACAGGTTTAATTAAAACAGAGAAGGTGCAGGTAGAAGCAGCAGGTGGTGTTATGCTTATGCCAGCTAAAGCACCAGTAAGTGATGATGACTAGAACAGCAGGACGTTGGAAGTTACCACAGCCAACAGACATTAAAGAAGAAAACGAATGGGTACAGATACCACGCATTGCACGTACTGTACCATTTGGTTACAAGCAAAATGAAGAAGACCCCGACATTCTTGACCCCATTCCAACTGAGTTGGATTTGCTTGAAAAGGCCAGAGCGTATACAAATCAATATAGCTATCGTGAGGTAGCTAACTGGCTTAGTACAAATAGCGGTAGATACATATCGCATGTAGGATTAAGAAAGCGGTTACAACATGAGCGACAGCGTAAGAACCAAGCTGCAAGCCTCCGCAAGTGGGCAGAGTATGCGGAAAAGGCAATCTCCAAAGCGAAAGAAATCGAAGAGGCAAGAACAGGAGCCAAAGCCGCAGGTTGAAATACAGGATATTGAGTATGAAACAGAAGCAGTTGAAGAACACGCTAATGTATTATTCAAACCTAACCCCGGTCCTCAAACTGAGTTTCTTGCAGCAAGTGAACGTGAGGTTCTTTATGGCGGTTCAGCAGGTGGTGGTAAATCATATGCCATGCTTGCAGACCCGCTTCGCTACATGGGGCATCCACAGTTTAGTGGTCTGCTGCTCCGACACACTACGGAAGAGTTACGTGAACTTATATTTAAATCACAGGAACTCTATCCAAAAATCTGGCCCGGAATAAAGTGGTCAGAAAGAAAGATGCAGTGGACTGCGCCATCTGGTGCGAGGTTGTGGATGTCATACCTCGATAGAGATGAAGATGTCCTGCGTTATCAGGGTCTAGCTTTTAGCTGGATAGGCTTTGACGAACTGACCCAGTGGCAATCGCCATATGCATGGAATTACATGCGAAGTCGTCTACGGTCCACTGCCCCTGATTTGCCTATCTTTATGAGGGCAACTACAAACCCCGGTGGAAGAGGTCATCACTGGGTAAAGAAAATGTTTATTGACCCAAGTGCATATGGAAAATCTTTTGATGCCACAGATATTGAAACTGGTGAAATTCTCAAATATCCAGCAGGGCATAGCAAAGCTGGTAAATCATTATTTAAACGTAGGTTCATTCCTGCTAGATTATCTGACAACCCGTATCTCGCTGAAGCAGGTGACTACGAAGCTATGCTCCTGTCGCTCCCAGAGCAACAGCGAAGACAACTCCTTCAGGGTGATTGGGATATTAAAGAAGGTGCTGCGTTCACAGAGTTTGACCGTGATATTCATGTTGTTGAACCTTTTAATATTCCTAGCAATTGGGTTAAGTTTAGAGCATGTGATTACGGCTATGGTTCTTACAGTGGTGTTATATGGTGCGCTGTCGCACCGTCTGAGCAAATCATTGTGTACAGGGAATTGTATGTGTCAAAAGTCCTAGCTACCGACTTAGCTGACATGATACTAGAGTTGGAAGCTAGTGATGGAAATATTAAGTACGGTGTTCTTGATAGTTCTCTCTGGCATAAACGTGGCGATACTGGCCCCTCTCTTGCAGAGCAAATGATAAGTAGAGGTTGTAGATGGAGACCTTCAGACCGTAGCCGGGGCAGCCGTGTAGCTGGTAAAAATGAAATACACAGACGTTTACAGATAGACGAATTTACAGAGGAACCTAGACTTGTTTTCTTTAATAGTTGCACAAACATTATCTCCCAGCTACCATCCATTCCGTTGGATAAAAAGAATCCAGAAGATGTGGATACAAAAGCAGAAGACCACTTGTACGATGCGTTAAGATATGGTATAATGTCACGTCCAAGATTTAGTATATTTGATTATGACCCAGTAGGTAGACCCGGTGGCGGTATGCGAGTTGCAGATGCTACTTTTGGATATTAAGGAATAAAATATGGCTGAAGATGACATCATGATTGAAGATGATGCTATTGCATTAGAAGATACAGAAGACTCTGCTTCTTTTGATGCTGACGTATCTAATATCATACCGTTTATTATCGAGCGTTTTAAACGAGCCGAAGATTATCGCTATCAAGATGAGGAAAGATGGCTACAGTCTTATAGAAACTATCGGGGTTTATATGGCCCGGATGTACAATTTACAGAAACGGAAAAGTCACGTGTCTTTATTAAAGTTACCAAAACTAAAACACTTGCTGCTTATGGTCAAATCGTTGATGTTTTATTTGCTAATAATAAGTTTCCTCTTTCTATTGAGCCTACAGAGTTACCTGAAGGAGTAGTTGCTGATGTACACTTTGACCCAAAAGAACCGGAACAGATGCAAGCGTCTACTGCGCTTACAAGTCCGTATGGTTTTAGTGGAGATGGAAAGGATTTGCCACCGGGTGCAACAGCTAAAACGCTGTCTGAAAAACTCGGAGTCCTCCAAAACAAATTAGAACCAGTTCAGGATAAATTAAGAGAGGGTCCGGGTAAAACACCTACCGCTATCGAATTTAGTCCTGCAATGATTTCTGCTAAAAAAATGCAGAAAAAAATACACGACCAACTTGAAGAGTCAGGTGCAAATAAAAATCTGCGTAGCAGTGCATTTGAAATGGCATTGTTTGGTACAGGCATTATGAAAGGTCCGTTTGCAAAAGACAAAGAGTATCCTAATTGGGATGCGGATGGCAACTATGACCCAATGTTTAAAACTGTACCGCAGGTAGACCATGTGTCAGTTTGGAATTTTTATCCAGACCCTGATGCAAATAATATGGATGAGGCGCAGTTTGTAATTGAACGTCACAAAATGTCTCGTTCACAAATGCGTATGTTAAAAAAACGCCCATACTTTCGTGACCAAGTTATTGATGAATGTATCGAAATGGGTGAAAACTATGATAAAAAATATTGGGAAGATGACCTTTCTGACTATGCACCAGAGCATGGTATTGACCGTTTTGAAGTTCTTGAGTATTGGGGTATGGTCGATACTGTTATGCTTGAAGAGCAGAATGTTGAAATACCAGATGAATTAAAAGACTTTGATGAATTACAAGCAAACATTTGGATTTGTAATAATAAACTTATCCGTATGGTGCTTAATCCATTTAAACCTGCTAAGATACCATACGCTGCTGCTCCATATGAATTAA